AAGGCATTTATTGATCAGGATCACGAAGCACATATACAGACAGTGGTATCGGCTCAACAAAATCCTGAAATCATGCAACTGGTACAACAGTCACCAAATGCAGTATCAATACAAGCGGCAGGATCAGCTTATGTGAATGAACACCTGACCATGAAGTTCAGGAAACAGGTTGAACAGGAAATGGGTATTGAGTTACCAGCAGAAGGTGAGCCTATCCCTGCCGATGTTGAGAAACGGATTTCCGAGTTGGTTGCCGAAGCAGCGAAGCGGGTCACCATGACATCGCAAGCGCAAGCGGAACAACAACGTATACAAGAACAAATGAAAGACCCATTGATACAGGCGAAGGAAAGGGAACTCGGTATCAAGGAAGCGGAAGTGCAACGCAAATCACAGGAAGGTCAAGCCAAAATATTGCTGGATGCGGCTAAAGCTACAGCAAATAAAGAGCTTGAGCAAAAACGAATTAAGTCACAAGAAGAAATAGCAGGATTAAAAGTAGGACAGCAAATTGCAAGCGATCTGCTATCAAACGAACAAGAAGATAAAAAAGTAGAACGTGAAGAATATATGAAGGGTCTTGACATTGGTATCGATATAGCCAAAGATATCAATAAGAATGACAAATGATATCACACAGCTATCACTCTCTTCTTTTCTAAAGAAACGTCTAAGAGAGTTGATGAATCAACACGCTGATCATATGGCAACGGGTGCCTGTAAGGATTTCAGCGATTATCAAAAGATGGCTGGTGTTATTGAAGGATTGGCACTCGCGGAAAGAGAAATGCTGGACTGGAGTGAAAAGCATATTAAATAACAGGAACTCGACTCCTAAAGTCGTGCAACACTATGAATAAAAGCACAGCAAAAAAAATATCTCCCGAAAAACCACCCATAGATTTAGATGGCAAAAGCCAAATGCCTGATCCGAAAGGATGGAAGGTATTGGTAGTCATGCCACAGTCTAAGGAAAAAACGGAAGGCGGTATTATAAAAGCCGAGGAAACAAGACAGATAGAAGAAACCGCGAATATTTGCGGATTTGTTTTAAGACTCGGACCTGATTGCTATAAGGATGCCAAGAGATTTCCGAGTGGAGCTTGGTGTAAAAAAGGCGATTGGGTATTATTTCGTGCTTATTCTGGCACTCGCATAAAGATGTACGGACAAGAGTTTCGCTTAATCAACGATGACACTGTGGAAGCAGTTGTCGAAAACCCGACAGGAGTGGTAAGAGCATGAGCGAAGCAATAGAAAAAGCAACCGAAGAAGAAAAATTTTTCGGGGTAAAGACTGATATTACTTCAGCAGTACCCGATGATCTTAAAGTTGAGATTGTGGATGATACCCCCGAAGAAGATCGCAGACCAAAGAAACAGGAAACAGCCAGTGACGATGTTGATGATGATACGCTAGACAAGGAGATATCCGAATATAGCAAACGTGCCGGTGATCGTATCAATAAGATCAAATACGAATACCATGAAGAACGCAGGGCTAAAGAAGCGGCAAATAGGGAGAGCCAAGAGGCTGTCAATAATTTGCAAACAGTTATGCAGGAAAACCAACGCTTACAGGAAATGGTCAGTCAAGGCGGTGATGCCTTGAATAAACAAGCCATGAATAATGCTCAGTGGGCAAAGCACAATGCACAGGCTCAATTCAAGAAAGCTTATGATGAAGGTGATTCAGATGAAATGGCAAAATCGCAGGAATTGCTTTCCAGAGCAACCTATGCCGAACAAAATGCATCTAATTACGCTCAATCGATACAGAATCAGGTAGCAAAGAATGCATCTAAAAATGCACCTCAACAGCCTGTAAAACCTAAACTTGACCCTGAGATGCAAGTATGGTCAGGTAAAAACCCGTGGTTCATGGGTACTGATCCAGCGCATAGGGAGATGACATCCTATGCCATGTATCTGGATCAGAGTTTAAAGGCGAAAGGCGTTGATCCTGCTACTAAGTCAAAGGAATATTACAGTGAAATTGATACAGCAATGAAAGGTCAATTTCCTTCTTTTTTTGGTGTGCAATCTTCCAATGAAATAGAAATTATTCAAGAAGAAGCACCTAAACGACAACCGGCAAATGTTGTCGCACCCGCTCAGAGGAATAGCGGTAAAAAACCTCGCTCAATACGTTTGACTCAAAGCCAAGTGAGAATCGCTAAAAAACTTGGAATAACAAATGAGTCATATGCAAATCAACTTTTACGGGAGAGTTAAGCTATGTCAGAAATTAATCAAACAAATAATATTGAAACTTCTGATGTAGAAGAACCTGCAAACCAAGAGCGTACCCCTAGGGGTTCAGAAAGCCGAGAGGTAGAACAAAGAAAGCAAAGTTGGGACAATCCATCGATTTTACCCGATCCAGACCCAATAGATGGTTGGGTTTTTAGATACATAAGGACAAGCCTTTTAGGTGAAGCAGATAATCCTAATGTTTCTCAAAAACTTCGTGAAGGCTGGGTGCCTTGTAAATTAGAAGATCATCCGGAACTTCACATCCATATGATGGATCACAATTCGCAATGGGCGGAAAAAGGTAATATAGAAATTGGTGGACAATTGTTATGCAAGATGCCAAAAGAACAAGCGAAAGCTAGAGATGAGCATTTTAGAAAAATGGCTCACACACAAATGGAATCTGTAGACAACGCATATTTTAAAGATCAAGATTCTAGGATGGCGACAAAGCAAGTCTTTGAACGCAAAACTAGGACAACTTTTGGGAGTGATTCTTAGAGTCACTTAATTTAACTTTTATAGGAGACAATCATGGCGGCAAGTGCAACTCCACACGGAGCAGTACCTACCGGATCATTAGTGTCTTGTGCATACAATGCCAAAGTTACACATTATAAAATCAAGAGTGCTTATGGTACTTCCATATTTTATGGTGACTTTGTAAAATGGGCTGATGATGGTCCGAATACGACTATAGCTAAAGATACAGGCACAACAGCCTGTACCCCTATAGGAATATTTCTTGGATGCGCTTACACTGATCCAACGACAAAACAATTTACGCCAAATCAATATTTTCCAGCATCAGTTGCTGCGAGTGATATTGTAGCGTATGTTGCTTCTGATCCTTTTTTGATTATGCAAATGCAATGCGATGGTGCAGCAGACCAAGACGATCTTGGTAAAAACTGCGCAGTCGTGCAGACCGCAGGATCAACTTCGATTGGAAGAAGTAAGAACTCGGTTGATATATCTACTGTAGCAACAACCAATACATTACCTGTTAAGATCATCGATTTTATTGATGGTCCAGATAGTGCTATCGGGGATGCTTACACGGATGTATTAGTAGTATTCAATTCACAATCCGCTTTCGGAACAGGCGGGCATCAGTTGCTTCAAGCGACTGGTATAGGCTAATAGGAGAATATAGTTATGGCGATTTCAAGAGCGCAAGAGCTACATCAACTCCTACCGGGTCTTAATGCCCTGTTTGGTGAAGAGTATGCTCGTTACGAGAACGAACATCAGGAAATCTATACATCTGAGAACTCCGACAGATCATTCGAGGAAGAACTCAAGTTATCAGGTTTCGGTGCAGCACCAGTTAAAGATGAAGGTTCAGCTATCGCTTATGATACTGCACAAGAATCTTTTGTGGCTCGCTACACTCACGAAACAATTGCAATGGGATATGCGATTACAGAAGAAGCAATGGAAGATAATCTCTATGTTTCACTTTCTGCTCGTTATACCAAAGCACTTGCTCGTGCGATGTCATATACAAAGCAAGTAAAGGCGGTTTTCCCTCTTAACAATGGATTTACCAACAGTTATCAATCAGGCGATGGAGTGAACTTGTTCACAGCATCAAGTGATGGCGTGACTGGCGGTGACGGACATCCATTGGTAAGTGGTGGTAAAAACAGTAATAGACCTGCGACTGCTGCTGACTTGAATGAGACTTCCTTAGAGAATGCTGTCATTCAGATCAGTAAGTGGACTGACGAAAGAGGTCTAAAGATCGCGGCACGACCAAAGAAATTGATCGTTCCAACTGATCTTCAATTTACTGCTACTCGCCTTTTAAAGAGCGATTACAGAGTCGGCACTGCTGACAATGATGTCAATGCTCTCAAGACCAATGGTGTGATACCTGAAGGTTATTCGGTCAATCATTATCTGACCGATACGAATGCCTTCTTTATTGTCACCGATGTTCCTGATGGCATGAAGCAATTTGTCAGGACACCCATGTCTACAAACATGGATGGCGACTTTGACACTGGTAATGTTAGATATAAAGCAAGAGAAAGATATTCCTTCGGGGTATCCGATCCGCTAGGTATCTGGGGTTCACCGGGTAGTTCGTAAGCTTAACGGGGGGTAGGAGACTATCCCCCTTTTTTTTAATCCTGACCGCTACATATGTAGTGGACAATAGCCTAAACAGGAGAATCATTTATGGCTAATACAACTTTTACAGGCAACGTCAGGGCGATAGGCGGATTTGAACAAATCAGCAAAAGCTCTACTACAGGTGCCATCACGACAAATCTGGATGTGGATACCAGTGGTAACATCACCACGACTGGGTATGTTTCCGCTTATTCCAACGTCAGCAGCATCACATCTGCAACCAAGAGCGTTGAATCAACCGATTCAGGTACAGTTTTTACCCTAAATAGAGCAGCAGGGATTGTGGTAACACTACCTACTGCCGCAGCAGGGTATAATTACACCTTCATCATTGGTACAACCTTCACGGGTGCAGGACAGATCAATACGGATAACTCCAGTGACTTGTTCTCTGGTTTTGCTTATCTGTTTGATCCGGCAACTGCAACAGATAATAATACTTTTATTCCTGATGCCAGTGATGACGATACCATTGACTTGGGATCAGCAGCACAAGGTTGGCTGGTAGGCGGAGTTATTCGTCTGGTGGCTACCAGTGCAGCCGTTTGGCACTGTGAAGCGTTCCTTCATGGTGATGGTTCATTAGCTACTCCATTCGAGTAAGGGGGTAAATAATGGCTGATGCAGTAACTTCACAGACCATCATTGATGGTCCAAGAAACTGCGTTATGAAGTTTACCAATGTCAGCGATGGCAGTGGAGAATCCGCAGTTGCTAAAGTAGATGTTTCTGCTTTATCACCTAACGCAGCAGGAACTTCCTGTTCTGAGGTTAGGGTCATGCGTATTACCCATGCCATTGTTGGGATGTCCGTTAAAATGCTACTGGATGCCACCTCAAATGTTTTATTGTGCGATTTGGCGGAAAGCAGTAATGGACATCTTAATTTTGAAAATTTTGGCGGTATACCGAATAATGCGGGTAGCGGTAAGACTGGTGATATTCTATTTACAACATTAGGACATAGTTCTGGAGATACTTATTCCATCATTTTAGAGATGGTCAAGATTTATTCAGACTAAGGAGTCAAAGCTTATGAGTGAATATATTATAGCTGAGACAGGGGAATTTCCTGCTCAGTATAATGTACTTAAAAAAGGTGATGATGGTATTTTTATTCCCATATTCGGACCTTACCTAGATTTAGACGATGCGAAACGTAAATGCAATGAACTGGCTAACGCTGGTAAACGTGCGCGTACTAAATCAGGTCATTTCAAATCGGATGACCCATCAACACCTGATGTTAATGAAGCTTATGTAGGCGGCAAAAAGAAGGCTAAAAAGAAAACCGCCAAGAAAAAGTAATTAGAACGTCAATTAATAATATTCATAATGCCTTGTATATCAAGGCGTTATGTTTATTTATTTCAATTATATAGGTAAAATTATGAAAGGATTTGGCAGGAACACAAGGTTTAAAGAACCTCACGGATATTCTCATGGCGGTAAACCGAGGATTCGTAAAAATAAATATGCGAATAAGGGAGCCACTGAAATAGGAAAAGAAAATAAGGTTGAATCCTATAAGGAATACATCAAGCGTATGTTTGGTGGTGGGGAAACTTAATTATGCCCTTACATAAAGGGCGTTCAAAAAAGGTAATCAGCAAGAATATATCTACCTTGGTTAAAGAAGGTAAACCTAAAAAACAGGCAATAGCTATTGCCATGGATAAAGCAGGTAAGAGGAAAAAATAAATGGCAACAAGCGGAACAACATCATTTAATCTGGATATAGCTGATATCATGGAAGAAGCCTATGATCTTTGCGGGATGGAACTTCGTACAGGCTATGATTATCGTGGCGCTAAAAGAGCGTTGAATCTGGTTTTTCTGGAGTGGCAGAATAAAGGATTGAATCTTTGGACAATAGCACAGGCAAGCGCTTCCTTAACGGCTGGCACTAGTAGTTATAGTCTGGAATCATCGGCAATGGATGTGGTAGATGCATTTATAAGGACAGATGCGGGAGATACCGATAAACAGATGGATCAGAGATTAAACAGAATTTCCCGTACCCAATATAATCACCAAGCCACCAAATTAACACGCTCAAAGCCAACGCAATTTTATATCGACAAGAACACGGGAACCAATACTATTGTATTGTGGGCGATACCTGATGACGCAGATACTTATACATTAGTCTATGATTATGTAAAAAGGATAGAGGATGTCGGTACAGTTGCCAGTAATAATGCAGATATACCGGCACGATATTTACCCTGTTTAACTTATGCACTTGCTTATAATGTTGCCTGTAAAAATCCTGAAGCATTACAAAAAATTCCGATGATAAAACTAAGGTATGATGAATTATGGCGTGATGTCAGCGATGCTGACAGGGAAAGGGCATCAGTTCGATTTGTGCCTGATTTATCGTATAACAATTAAAAGTCATGCGAGAGTTACTATGACATCAGAACAAAAAGTTCCTTCAGGGTACTACATCAGTAACAGTTCAGATGAAGATTGCTTCTATGCAGATAGCAAAGGTAATTTTTATTTTAAAAAAGAGACCGGCAAGAAATGGGTACACACGGATAAATGGAACTTTGACCATATCTGTAACGTAGAAACAGTAAATGCCCAACAAGGTTTTGATGCGTCTTTGGATAACCACGATGGCAGAGGCATGGAAGTCAAGGTATCTGCCCATATCGGGGTAACAGTTTCCGATGTGATGAAATGGAGTTATGTGAATCCCGATGGCAATCAAGCCAAAGTATGGGCTGGCGTGGATGGCGGTCCCGGAAAAGGAGTAAGCATGGATGCGGGTGTCTGGTACGATAAACACGGAGACCTGCATTTAAAACTATCCACTTCCAATGTTATTCCGCATGTAGATTTTGGCGGGGTTTTGGTGATTAATCCGAAAACTATTTCCAATTTAGAAAAACCGACAGCAGCCGATAAAGCATTTGCGAAAGGGTTTACGGAAGGTGCAACTTT